GTTTGACCCAACGTGAGGCTATGCTGGACTACAGCATCCAGTCATTCACTAAGCGTATCTCTGAGCTACGCAAGTCAGGCTACCGCATTGATGGTGTGAAGGGTAAGCACCCTGTGACAGGTCAGCAGTACACACGCTATGTGCTTATCGATGAAACTAGTGGAGCATAAGGGTAAATACATAGGGTATGATGGTGATGGTAGAGTTATCATCATATCCTCTGATAAGAAAATCGTAGTGCAATACATGAAAGAGAGAGACAAATGACTATTTCAATGACTACTAGAGAGATAAAACCTTGGGAGAGAGATCTTGAAAGACGCTTCGGTGATTCAAGACTAAGCTTTGATGTGACCGAAAGAACAGGAGAAGGCAACACTATCTCTGTTTCTGAGGAGGATAGTAACCCTTACAATAAGAGGTATGCTATAAACATCAAGAACAAACACTTCGAAGTTGATGTAAATCATACATCCTTTAACAAGCTCATGATGGCATTAGTACATAACTCAGATCATCTATCAAAAGTAGTGCGCACACTTCAACAGATGGGCTTCAAGGTAGAAATACCTAATCCTCAAGGTTCTTGTAATGATAGCTTTAAACAGTTCCTCAAGGACTTACCTTCAGGTGCTAGAGATGATTGGGATAGCCTCTGGAAAGCACAAAAGAACAGTAAAGAGAAGGAGACAGCATAATGATACCCAGTCGTGCCATAAAAGTCTATGTAAGTTTAGGCCAGCCTGATGGTGAGTATGTCACCACAGTCTTCACCCCTCATGATGCAAACCTAGCTCGTATCAAGCTATTCAAACGCACAGGTGTACGCCGTGTTATCTTCAAGACGTTAGCAGGTAATGAGGTATCATTCAGCAATGGCAGGGTACAGAGATGATGACATCAGTTTTAAACTTCCTTGAAGATGTACTGCGCTGGGCGCTAAGTCTATACCTGTTAGCACCCTTCCTGTTTATCTTCTTAGTATATATAGGAATAGTATGACACAAGAGAAAGATGACCCACATGATGACAGCACTAACTGGATTGGCAATCTACCTAAAGAGGCTTCTAACAGCACTGAGTGTCCTACTAAACGTGATGCTAGGTGGCCCCAACAATCAGACGTTCAGCGCAAGGAACCATGACTGGAAGCGCAGGAACAAGCCTAACATCACTAAGCTCATAGACTTTGTGTTAGGTAGTGGTCACTGCGTAGAGTGTTGGGTGTACTGGAAAGTGAGGAAGAAATGGTAAGACGTAAGCTACCTATACCAAGCAAGACAGCTAAGGTGAGAGACATTGTAGAGTTCTACTTGTACAGTGACAGCTTTGCTCGACTAGCTGGCAGAACTCAGAAGAAGTATGAGACTGAGATAAGCAAGGCTATCGCTACTGTAGTAGAAGGTAAGGCTCTGGGCGACTACAAGGCTCGTACACTCAAGGCTCGACACACTAACCAAGCATACCAGAAGTGGCTGGTGACAGGGACACACACAGCTAACTATCGCAAGGCTACCCTGTCAGCCGCTTGGAAGCACAATATGCGTTTAGATGTAGTGCAGCACGATCCTGTGGCACTCATAAAGATGGAGGTAACGTATCCACGCAGAGTTAAGTGGACACGAGAGCAGGTCAGAGACTTTATGACTACAGCCTACTCAGACTTTCGGTGGCGTAGCATTGGCTTGATTGTTCATATGGCATACGAGTGGGCGCAGCGTGTAGGAGATATGCGTACCCTAACCTGGGATGATGTAGACCTTGATGCCCAGCGCATAGACTTAAAACAGAGTAAGCGTGGAGCAGAGGTACACCTACCTATACCTGATAGCTTGTGTGATATGCTGAAACAACAGAAGGAAGACTTTGGGTTCCAGACCTATGTAGCGCCTAAGCCTACACCTAGAGGTGGTACATATGTACCATACACAGTGGATGACATTGACACAGCTATCAATGAAGTTAAGACTGAGGCTGGACTACCTAAGAAGCTCACTGCTATGGATCTACGCCGTACAGCTATCACAGAGATGATAGAGGGTGGCGCTGACTTAGCTCACATCATGCAGGTGTCTGGACATCGTAGTCCTAACTCTGTTAAGCCTTACATGGTTAATACATTCAGTGGTGCATCCACTGCACTGGCTAAGAGAAGAGGTAATGAGGATGAACATTCGTAAATACTTAGACAGCCTAGACTTACGAGAAGAGGAGAGCAGGCGTATGGCTTGCCCTTCCTGCCACGCCAGTAACACATTTACTGTCACCAAAGAGATGGGGCTAATCAAATACAACTGTTACAAGTTAGACTGTAGCATTGGTGGGTATCACCACACTGACCTGACAGCAGCAGAGATAAAGATCCTCATGTCTAAACAAGAGAAGCCTAAACAGATGGAGCCAGAGACTATGGAGATACCTGAGTATGTGGTACAGCCTACAGCAGAGCATGATAAGTTTCACAGGTTCACTAAACGCTGGGGTATCGTAGACAAGCGACTACTCTATGACGTAAAGGATGAGCGTGTTGTGTTTCCGATACACTACAAGGGGCGCATCATCGACGCTAACGGACGTGCAGTAGGCGGAAAGTTGCCTAAGTGGTATCGCTACACAGGTAAGGCAGACTATTACACTGTAGGCACAGGCAGTAACCTACTTGTAGTAGAGGATTGTGTCTCAGCACTGGTTGCTTACCAAGAGTTGCCTAACGTAACAGCTATGGCTATCCTTGGAACTTCACTAACATCTGCACACATGGCTAAAATAGGTGAGTATAACAATGTGATAGTAGCACTAGATCCTGATGCTGCACACAAGACCTTGCAGTTCAGCCGTGAGATAGAACTATGGACTGGATCAAAAAGTACAGCATTTAGGCTTGACGATGACATCAAGTATAGGCTAGATGATGACCTACAGAGATTAATGGAGATTACACGATGAACGACTTAAAAGACTTCCTGAAAGACATGGGCCTAGAGAGTGTCCACCCTAAGCCCAGCGCAGATAAGCCTGACTATATGCAGCCAGGTTATTATGTAGATCCACGAAACAAGTACGGTGAGGTTCCATTCTAATGATTACAGCAACATACATAAACCACATGGGCAATGACCTGACTGTAGCTAACGCAGCACGGGTCAGCTTTGGTAAGACAAGTGAGATGGAAGACGATCCTTGGGGGCCACCTAAGCTCAAGGCTAAGGATGATAGGCTTATTCGTTACCTAGCCAAGCACAATCACATCAGTCCATTCGGGCATTGCTTCGCCAGCTTCCACGTTAAGGCTCCCGTCTATGTAGCAAGGCAGCTAGTCAAGCATAAGTTCTTGAGATGGAACGAGATTTCTAGGCGGTACGTAAAAAATGAGCCTGAGTTCTACACACCAAAGCTACGTGCAGCCGCTAAGGACAAGAAGCAAGGCAGTGGCGATCCTCTGATACTAAGTATTCAGCAGGATGAAGTTATACGTCATGCTCACATTGAGGCTGTTAAGCAGTACAGGTATTTACTACAGACAGGTGTTTGTGAAGAGCAAGCTAGAGGTATTCTACCTTTGAACCACATGACTGAGTGGTACTGGTCAGGTAGCCTAGATGCCTTCGCTGATATGTGTAACCTAAGATGCAAGACTGACACACAGGCAGAGACACGAGAGGTAGCACGACAGATTGACCACAAGATGATTGAACTGTTCCCTGTATCGTGGGGTGCGCTTACGGAGGGTGATGAGTAATGACTAGGCGAAACATAAGCCAAGCTGAGAGGTCTGCAATATTAGATGTTTGGGGTAGAAAGTGTGCATACTGTGAAAGAAAGGGATTGAGCTTTGAGGTTGAACATATCATCCCAAAAAGTAAAGGAGGTTCCTGTCTTCTAGAAAACCTATGTATAAGCTGTGTTCTGTGTAACCGAAAGAAGAAAGATACGTTACTGCCTAAGATGTATGAAGGTATCTTGCTAGGCATGGCCCAAAGAAAGGCAAAGAAGGTTCGTAAACTCATTGCCAAACGCAGAGGAGTTATCTCTTTTAAAACTCCAGCGTTGGCTGTTTTCGGTTTAGATTACGTTAGCAAGTACCTTACGTTACCAGCTAGATCCGTCAGAGGAAATACTCATAAAGTTACACAAGACGATCTACGTAGGTATGAAGTAAGAATACAAAGAGTATTATCTTTAAGAGAACTAGAGAAAGGCATTCAATGACTAAACTGTATGACTTAGAGCCAATGATAATGGACTGCTGGCATGTATGCGATGACCTACAGGTAGTGTTCAGACAGATAGGTGACGGTGAACGTGAGCCTACGCACGATGAAATGATGAACACCTTGATGGGTATGCAACAGCTATACCAGTGGAAGTTCGAGCAGTTGTTTTTCAAGTATGAGGAGGTACTACGTGACAGACAATGAGTGGCCCTTAGAGGCAGACTTTAGTGACATCAGACCTATGACACCAGAGGAACGTAAGGCTGCACAGGAACGTGATAAAAAGAACGGAGCTAAGAAGAATGATAAACAGTCAGTGGAAGAAACTAATAGCAGAAGAAGAGTCATTCAAGGAGACAGTATTGGCTGAGCATAATAGAATAGAACCACCTGTTACGGCAACAGACAACGTGAACAGCCCAGCGCACTACGGTAAAGGAAAGATAGAATGTATTGATTACATTGAAGACTTCCTAACCAAGGAGGAATACATTGGCTACCTACGAGGTAACATAGCTAAGTATCTACACCGCTGGCGTTACAAGAATAAGCAAGAGGATCTACTCAAGGCGCAGTGGTACTTGGATCGTCTGGTATATATGGATGGAAAGGATACGGCATGATACCTGTAGGGCAGTTACGTTTAATGCTACGCAAGGCAGGCTTAGACTTCGTTATTACTCGTGTTGAGGGTAATGTAGCACACGTCAACATACTTGTAGCGGAGGGGTCAGATGTTCACAGTTGAGTTTGAATCTGATGCAGCTATTATCACAACCCTGGATCAGAGTGACATGCACGAGGATGTAGAGGTTATCTTTGGTGATGACGGTGATGTCTACATGAGACAGTTTGAACCAGAGATGGAATCCTACCAGATGATAATCATGAGCGCCCAACAATGGTTAGACCTTATGGCTGCATACAAGAGCAGTGAAGGCTCATATTATCTAGAGGTTAGTCATGAATGAACTAGGACAAGGGTTTTTCGCTGGCGTATTCGCAATGTATGTGTTAGCACTACCCTTACTATACCATATGGTAGAGCCAGAGGATGAGGAGATGGATAACTCTGGCCCTATCAAGTTTGCTT